GCCAGCCCGGTGCTGGCACCGGCGGCCTTCGCGCGGACGGCGGACAGGTTCAGCGCGCGGCGGCTGGACGCGGTCACCACGGCGGTCGGCTCGATGACCTCGGACTCGGCGACGACCGTCTCGGCCTCGGTCACGACCGTCTCGGCCTCGGCCGCCTCGGTGTCCTCGGCGAACACCTCGGCGGTCAGCGCGTCGATCTCGGCGGCGGCGGCCTCGGCCGCGGTGATGCGGGCGGCCTGCTCGTCCTTCAGGGCCTGGATGGACGCCTTCAGCGACCGCAGGTTCGGGATCGTCTGCGCCGTGACGGTGGTGGTCACGGACTCGGCCTTGAAGGCACGGACCGCGGCGGCCAGGTTCTCTTCGAGTGCGTCGTCCGACAGACGCGTGACGTCCTCGGGCAGCTCGTACATGTCGGCCATGGGTCGGCCTGTCCTTTCGTCAAGGGGCTGACCCGGCCTACCGCCAGCGGCGCACACGGTCATGATAGCCGTTGCACGCCGCTGGTGGCGGCCAGGTCGGTCGGGGGTGGCTAAGCGCTCTGGCCGGGGGACAGGATGCGCGCGTCGGCGAACCTTGCGGCCACGGTGCTGGCGGCCTGCTCGCTGGTCGACTCGTAGACCTGGCGGGGGCCGACCATCACGCGGTAGGTACCGCTCACGGCGACCGCACCGGCCGCCGCGCTGCGGCCCTTGTTACAGGCGCAACCCACGTAGTCACTTCCCTTCGGTGGTGTCCGTGTCCATCGTAGCCGCCATGGAACGCAGCTCGGCCAGCTCGGCCAGCTCGGCGGCCTTGCGCTGCTCGCGCGCGTCCAGTGCCGTGACCAGGCTGGCGGCCAGCTGCTCGTAGTCGATGCCGGACCAGCCGGGCGCGGCGTGCTCGTCCCGGCGGTGCTGCGCCTCGGTCGCGATCGCCGCGTTCACCTCGGCCCGCATGGCGGCGGCGGTCAGCGCCATCTGGCCGCGGTCGACCACGGCCGAGGCGAGCAGCGCGGACGGGTGGCCGGGCACCGGGACGGACAGGACGGCGCCGAGCTTCCAGCGGCCGTTGGCGGCCCGCTTCATGTGGTAGCTGGGCTGGCACGCGTTGAAGACCTCACGGTCCCACTCGCTCAGCCACGGGGCCGCAGCGCCCGAGAACCACATGCCGCGCTCGTTCATCCCGACGGTGATGATGCCCGCCACCGTCCGGGTGTCATCGAACTGGCACGCGGCGGTCTCGCACTCGGCGCCGTCGCGGTGGTGACCGGCGTTCATCGTGAACGCACCGACCTTGACCACGGTCCCGTCGTCCAGCACCTTGCGCTGGCGCAGGAACTCGGTCGTGTCGATCTTGCCGAGGTCGTTGATGACGATCCGCTTGGCGTAGCCCGCGTGAGGCACGTCGGCCTGAGCCACCCACCCGAAGATGCGGCCGCCTTCGTAGTTGACGCCCGGTCCGCCCGGCGGCAGCTCGGCCGCGGTCGGCTCGCGGAACCAGGCCGCGGGCATCGGGGGCAGCGACTCGACCGCTTCCCACGCGCTGGCCAACATCCGGTCCATGTCCTCACCACCGGTCTCTTCGTCCACGTGGGCCCGCACCTCGGCGAGCCGGTTGATCACGCCGTCCAGCTGGTCGGCCGGAATGTCGACCCCGCCGCGGGCGCCCTCTGCGGCGGCCTGAGCGGCGAACACGCCGCGCGGGATGATGGTCAGCTCGCCGTCGACCACGTCCGCGTAGCCCAGCTTGTAGGCCGCCTTCGTGGCCGGGTCGGCATCGTCGTCCCGGTAGGCGTATGCCTGCGCGAGCTTGTCGGTGTCACCGTCGGCCCAGTCGAAGACGCGCGCCGTCGCCGCGTCCCCGTCCCACGGGACGTCGCGCCCGGCAACCGGAAGGTCGACCGCCCCGGTCACGGACGCGACCAGATCGGCGGCGGCCGCGATGCGGTCGTCTTCCATCACGTGATCGGCACGGGCACTGGACGTGCTGTCCGTGTACAGGCCGCGGGTCAGTCGCACAACTTCACCCCTACTCGCGGCCAGCGACAGGATGCGCTGGACCGCACGGATCGGAATCTTCAGGAACTGCGCGATACGGGCCGGGCCCGCCGGTGCCTTGCTGCGCCGCACGTGGCGCAGCACGCGGTCATAGTCCGTTGCGGTCGTTGCAGCCTTGCGGCCGTTCCACCCGGCCGCCGCAACGTCGTCCGTTGCAGCCGCGAACAGCGTTGCGTCGTCCAGCACGATGCGCGCGTTGGCGTACGCGGGGATCGTGACGAGCGTTGCGCCCCGCACCCGGCCGCGGGTGATGCGCATGAGGTAGTCACCGGCGCACTGCTTGTCGACCACCTGGCCGCCGGTGCCGGGGTCGCCCGCCGCCGCCGAGACGTCGTCCGTGTCGAAGGCCGCCCGCGGCACCCGGCCGTCCGGGCCGACCGTGAAGGTGACGTGGATCGACTCGGTCACGGTGGACGTAGCACCGGCGGTCATCGTCCGGGCCATCTCGCCCCGCAGGAAGAACCCGCCGTCGGGCGAGGGAAGGACCGAGGCGCGCAGCAGCCGGGCCCGGTAGACCAGGTTGCCCGCGGGGTTCCCGTCGCCCTTGTCGGTGGCGTCGACCATCTCAATGTCCACGTCATCCAGGTCGACCGAGACGCCGAGCGGCGCGCCCTGGCCCAGCAGCATGGCCGCCTCGCAGCCCTGTTCCTGCGTGAGGTACAGGACGCCGTCCGCGGTGATGCGGTTCCCGTCCCGGCCCATCGTGGCGATGGCACCGGCGAGCGCCGCGTCATCGTGGCTGTCGAAGTTCTCGTTCGCCATCAGGGGCCACGGGCCCTCGCCGTCCCAGTACAGGGCGCCCGGCGAGAACACCCGGCCGTCGCCCGTCTGCTGGTTCTCGAACGCCAGCGCGGTGTCCCCCGGCGTGGACCAGGTAGCGACCACCGGGACGGTGGCGTCCGGCATCGCCACTTCGGCCTGGTACGGCGCGTCCAGCTCGCCCGCGAGCGGAATATCCAGGTTCTCGCCAGCGAAGGCGATGCGGATGCGGTCGTAGGTCACGGGGCCGCAGCGCTCGGCCAGCTGCTCGGACAGGTTGTCGGCGCTGTAGGCCGCTGCGATGTGGGGTGCCCACGGCGAGTACTGGGCCGGAAGCACCGGGTCGCTGTGTCCGTCTTCCAGGGCCCAGGTGACTTCCTGCCAGGCCGAACGCAGGCTGGTGCTCACCTCGTCCATGCTGTCGCCGATGTTCCACACCCACACCGGGCTGTCGCCCTGGGGGTTCCAGTGGGCCGCACCGAAGGCACGGGCCTGGATGGGGCCGAGCCACTCGGCGGCGGCGGACACCCGGCGGATCACGTCGGCCCTGGCGTCCTCGTTCCAGTCGGCCGCCTCGCCCAGGTAGTACAGCGTCGTGTGCAGCTCGGACGCCACCTCGCCGTCGTCCAGTGCGAGGCGGGCGGCATCGGCCTCGCTCGGCACCAGCGCGATCATCGCCCCGGTGTGCTCGGTGTCCGTCATGCTTGCGGTCCTTTCCTGGGGTGGCGCCGCGGTCTTCATGATGCACCGGCAGTTTACCGTCAGGTCGGCAGGGGCCAGCGGATCGCCCGGGTAGCGCATCTCGGTACCGCCCACGTCGAACGGGTCGCTCAGCACGCGCAGCTGGCCGTTGGCCTCGGCGTGCGCGTGGCGAACCCTCTCATCGTTGCGGGTCAGCCACTGCTTGACGAGCACGTGCTCGCCGTCCCGGACGGCCGCCTCGCCCGCCGCCTGGATGCCAGCGTTGAACGCCCGCGTCGCCTCGGTCATGGCGATGCGCTCGGCCCGGACGGGACCGAGCTGGACGCCGGTGCGGTCGAAGGTATCGAGCAGCCGGGCCTTCAGCTCGTCCAGCGAGTCGCCCGCGTTGACGCCGTCGGACAGCGTCTGCACGGCGGCCTCGGCCATACGGTCGCCGACCTCATCGAGCAGCACCTTGACGGCGTCCTCATACGGCTGCAGCAGCCGGTTGACCTGGTCGGCCGGAAGCCTGGTGCCCACGTCCGCTTCGACCACCTGGCGCGCCCGACCGGTGATGACGCGCAGCGCGCGCTGGATGAAGGGGACGCGCTTCTTCCACATGTTCCGGATGGACGAGACGCGGAAGGCCGCCGCAACCAGCTCGGTGGCGTCGTCCAGCTGCCGGGCGAACTCAGCCCCGGTGGCGTCCAGCTGCGCCTGTACGACGGGCACCAGGTCGGCTTCCAGCTGTTCGAGCAGCGCTTCCAGTTCGGCGTCCGTCAGCGGCTCGGCGGGGGTGCTCATGCCGTGTCCAGCCGCAGCTGCGCCAGCAGCCGGGGCACGTTGTCGAAGGCGTGCGGCTGGCCGGTGCGCAGCAGCGCCGTCACGTACCCGTTCAGGGCCGAGGCCAGGGCCACCGGGTCGACGCCGTAGCGGGCGGCCACCACGGGCACGCGGGACCACGCGTCGTCCAGCAGGCGGAAGGCCTCTACGTCCTCATCGTGACGGGTCGGGTACTTCTCGTGAAGCGTCGCCGTGGCGAGCATCTGGCGGGCCGTGGCCCGGTGCGGCCGGGGGACGATCGGGGTCAGCAGCATCTTGCGTCCGGCCACGGCCAGGGCCGACCAGATCATGCCGTCGACGGCCTCGGCCAGGGCGGCTTCCGTCCCCGCCGTGAAGCTGTCCAGGACGGCGCTGGACGATGCCAGCGCGGACTGCTGGGGGTTGGCCGTACCCGGCCCGGCCGGGGGCGCCTGAGTCTCGCTCACGGGCAGCGTGGTCCCTTCGCTAACGGCGGTGGTGACCGCCTCGCCGACGCCCGGTGCGTCGGCCTCGGTGAAGCCGAGTTCGCGCCGCGCGGCCGGGCCGCTGATCAGCCCGAGCTTGTAGGCTTCGAGCGCGCTGGCGCCCTTGTTGCTGGACGACCGCAGGCCGCTCGTGTCGTACCAGACCAGGATATCGGCCGCGTCCTCGGCGCCCTCGGCTTCCAGGATGGGCTGCAGCCACTGCGTGGTGAGGGCCGCGCAGTACAGACCGAGGCGGGGCTCGGCGCCCATGCGCAGTGCCTCGGCGGTGATGGCCCACGCACCCCAGTGGGACGCGTCCCCGAGGCCCATGAGGATCTCGGCCGGGACGTCGGCGCCGGTGGCGAACCGGCGGATCGCTTCGTCCCGCAGCTGGATCGCCATGGCGTCGAACTCGGAAGAGAACTGCAGCCACTTCACGTCGCCGATCACGTCGGCCGGAAGTTCGAGCACGATGGGCACGGTGGCCGCCGCGGACTCGGGCTCGCGAATGGCGGTGGACGCGACTTCGATGAACGTGTCCAGCAGGCTGTCTTCGGCCTGGTCCTGCCCCGGCTGGACCGGGAAGCGGGCCCCGGCCGGGACGAGCAGGATGCCGCGGCCGGTGATGCGGCTGCGGGCGATGGCGGCCACCGCCGCGTTGAGAAGCCGCAGCTCTTCCAGCACCACCAGCGACCGGATGACGGGTGACGTGGCCGCAGCGTGGCGGCGGGGCGACGGCTTCCAGACGCGGAAGTACGCGGGGGCGGCTGGGTCCAGCGCGCCGTCCGGGTCGAACTCGGGGATCTCGACTTCCTCGCCGTCGATGACCGCCTTCAGCTTGCCGCGCTGGACCGAGACTTCCTCGGTCGACAGCACGAGCCAGCGGTCGTCGCCCATGTCGTCCGACTCGGCGGGGACGATGATCTGCCAGAAGTCACCAGCCACCGAAAGCTGGGTGCCGACCTCGCCCAGCATGACGCCCTGGCCCTCGGGCCCACCGGCCACCGAGGCCACCAACTCGCTGGCGCGGTGCGTCTCGGGCAGCGGCAGGACGTTGCCGTCGGCGCCTCGGACACCGGCGAACAGGATGGCGCCGCTCATGGCGTTGCTCACCCAGTCGGCATAGGTGCCGACCTCGGGCACGGTGTCGTACATGTCCCATGCCGCAGTCGACAGGCCGCTGCCCCGGGCGGCCCCGCCGCCCTTGCCCTTGCCCGTGATGATCCGGGTGGCCGCCGCGGTGATCTTCTCGATGGCGCTCACGAGCCGCCCCCGCCCTGGGCGGGACGGCTGTCGTCCCACCGGTTCAGCAGTGCCTGCACACCGGCCACGGCCCAGCACTGGATGGCGACCAGCCACGGCGACGTCGTGCCCCACTGGTGGGTCGCAGTGGTGTAGGCCAGCACGGTGACCGTGCTGAGCCAGAAGCCGATGCAGTAGATGCAGCTCACCAGCTGGCGGACGAAGGTCCGGATCTTGCTTTCGTGCTTGGCCGCGTGCCACAGCTCAAGCCGCTCTCGGGGCCCGTCCAGCAGGGTGTCCCACACCACGAACTGAGTGGCCCGGTAGGCCGCCAGCCCGAGCAGCAGGGTCATGCCCAGGGGTTCCATGCCCGTCCCTTCGATGGTCGTTCCTGTCGCGGTCCAGCTTACCGGCGGCGGGCGGGCGGGGGTGCGCAGCGGCCGCCCGGTACGAAGGGCGGTACAGACGGCGGCTTCCCGCGTTACGTCCCGCGTTTCCCGGGAAACGCGGGACGGTCGTTTCCGCAGGTCAGCCCTGGTGTGAAGATCGACTTCCCGCGTTTCCCGACTTTGGCCGGAAGACTATGACCCGTATAGGGTTAATACAATGCGTGGTACATAACTGCGCGTACTGGGGGTGTTCACGTCAACGCAGTTGATACCCCGCTCAGCTCGAAGTCTTGGACCGAAAGTCGGGATACGCGGGAAGCCGAAGCGCCGCACCCACTCTGACCTGCGAGGACGGCCCTTCCCCGGCTTCCCGCGAAACGCGGGACGTAACGCGGGAAGCCGGGCGCGGTACCCTGGCCGTGCCCTTCCTGTGGCCAGAGCGGCCGGGGCAACAACGGCGGGTAGCACCTTCCGTGAGCCCTGGCCGCCTCTCTGCCGCCCGAGCAGTACCCCGCCGGTACGATGGGACCAGCCACCGACGAAGGGACGCCAGAGGCATGCTGAAGGACTACGCCGCAGCCAACGGGCTGGAAGTGTGGAACATGGTCCGTCTCTCGGCGTACCTGAAGAACGTCGGCAGCCCCTTCGACACCGGCCCGAACATCTGCAGCTGCGACACGCTGACGCCTACGAACCTCGGTGCGACCGACGCGGACGGCGATCCGGTCTCGGCCTACACCACGCCGGACGACCCGGCGCAGCCAGCGCCCTGGTTCGATGCCGACCTTCCGGTCTCGGCCGAGTTCCTCGGCTTCATGCCGACGTCGGTCAGCGGAACCAACGACAACCCCCGCACGCGGGCCGTGACGAACGCGGTGGGCGGCGGCGGGGTCTTCGGCCCGACCCGCGTCCAGCCGCGGACGATGACCGTGCAGGGCGTCCTGATCGGGACGAGCTGCTGCGGCACCGACTACGGGATGCAGTACCTGAGCGAGGTGCTGTCGGCCTGCGCCGGTGGCGCCTGTGACGGCGACTGCTTCGAGATGTTCGACTGCTGCCCGTCCACCGTCCTCACGCAGCCCCAGCTGGACGCGGCCCACAAGCGGACGTTCCGCCGCACGGCGCTGGTGTCCGGCCCGACCG